AATGGGGCTGTAGACCACAGCCCTAGGAGTGATGCCTATGGCACTATCCGATCCTCAGTCAATCACCATTGGTGGGACGACGAGCCCCCTACCGAGAACTTTTTCGGAGGGGAGCGAGTCGGCCTATACCAGTGGTGACGGGCTGTGGAAGCTGTCGGTTAACCATAACCTGGTAAAACAGGGAAGGGTCCGGCACCTTCTGAGGTTCGACCACTCGAAGATCGCAGCCAATCCGTTGGAGGCTGGCGAGAACGTGCGCGTCAATGCGGCCGTGTATACGGTCTTTGACGTGCCGCCCGCCGGCTTCTATTCGGCAGCGGAGATCTTCGCGATCTGGGCAGGCTATAAAGGCCTGCTTACCGCGTCTTCGGATGCGATCATCACCAAAGTTCTTGGTGGTGAGTCGTAGAGAGGATGACACCCAACCGTCCGCCGATCGTAAGATCGTATGGATAGGTAGGCGTCATCGCCAGGACGAGACTGACCATGAAGGACTAGAGCTTAGACTTTCAGTTAGCTATAAAACGCTAGCTGTTGTCTTCGCTTTGTTCAACGTGGTCGGTCACATCGTCGACATGGTTTCTAAACGGGACATCTCCCATGTGAGCGAAACGCTCTGGGGGTTGTTTCCGTTTTAGGATCGTGTGGCTGTGCCTTTGGGCATACTCTGTGGTTCCAGTGTTGCGGGCTTCCGTAACAACGAGTCGGGGGAGATCCCCGAGTTAGGAGAAGTAAAATTCACCATAACCCAGGGGAGTACTCTCCCCCCAATCTCCGGGCCGCTCTGACGGTTTGCAGGTTGGCTAACGCCAACTTTGCGTCGTCAGGAGGTCTGGGGATGCGCTACATCGTCGTGGAAAACGTCCACGAAGCCATAGACCCGGACAAACAAATCCGGATACTAGACTGCGTCGACGATACCATCGTCGGTGTGACGGACCTGCTGTGCAGGTTGCCCGTCGACCAGGTACAACCGGTCGAGTTCTACTTCAACTTTAATTAGTTGGAGTAGGATCTAACTGGATGATGGGTGCCATCAGGCTAGGCATTCGGCTACCTCCTCTTGAAAGGAGGGTCGATGAAAAGGCTGATGTCACTCTGGTCCTGGCTCGCTGAGGAATCAGCGGGCCTATGCTGCACTAGCGCCCATCAGGACATTAATACCGTCCTGATGCGGGTCGAACATGAGGGGTTGTCGTTTTTAACGATAACCCTACCCGACCTTGGCAAGTCGTTCCAAAGATGGCTTGACCAGGGTAAGGTGGCTATCCACCCTGCGTTCAGTAATGAACGCGGGGGAAGTTTCCCCCGATTTCTCGGAGGTTTCTTCAGCCGTGTGTTCGACCGTGATAGTGGCCTGTTACTTGAGGATCCTTGTACGGACGCTATTCGAGCTATTCGCCAACTAACGTTGGTTTATAGCAAGATTGAGCTTGAGTGCTCCCAAGCACGAAAGCTAGCGGCCGTCAGGAATTATCTCAAGTGTGAGCAGGAAGTCCGTTTGTTCGACAATGAACTCTCCGAGAGCGATCTTAGAGAGTTCGTTTCTATGTCGAACATGCTGTATGGTGGTGTTTTCACGGAGTTGGATAGAGATATCTACTCCGGAAGATACCTTCCAAAGCATGGTCCAGGGTCGACTGCCGACGGACTTCTGGGAAACCAGAAGTTCCGACAAGCAGTCTGGACCAAACGTCTCGAGAAATCCGGACTTAGTGCCGGCGAGAATCTCCTCCCTAACTGGCGCTTTTATGACCAGTTGGGCGGAGTTGACTTCCTCGAACCTGGCGCAGAGGTACCTGTAAAGGTTACCCTTGTGCCTAAGACGCTTAAAACTCCGCGAGTGATCGCCATGGAGCCGACCTGTATGCAGTATATGCAACAGGCCGTGCTCTCGCGATTGCTTGCGCACCTCGGTCAGGATGACTTCCTGTCGAGGGTTATCGGATTTGATGACCAGGTTCCTAACCAGGATCTGGCTCGACGCGGTTCGATTGACAACCGAACTGCGACACTCGATTTGAGTGACGCTTCCGATAGAGTTTCTAATCAGCTCGTTCGGGTTATGTTGAATCGGTGGCCTCATTTGTTTGGGGCTGTCGACGCTTCACGATCCAGACGGGCTGAACTTCCAGAGAGCGGGCAAGTCGTCCGCCTCTCGAAGTTTGCGTCTATGGGTTCAGCACTTTGCTTCCCTTTTGAAGCAATGGTTTTCACAACATTGATCTTCATGGGGATTCAAAGATCGCTTAACACGTCACTTTGCCGCAATGACCTGAAAAGGTATGCGGATGAGGTGCGTGTCTTTGGGGACGATCTAATTGTTCCCAAGGACCATGTGCTTACCGTCGTCGATACACTCGAGCATTTTGGTGCTCGGGTGGGGACCGACAAATCTTTCTGGACCGGAAGGTTCAGGGAGAGTTGTGGCAGGGAGTACTTTAATGGGCACGATGTTAGCATTGTTCGTGTCCGGCAAGCGTTTCCTGCACGACGGCAAGACGCAAACGAGGTTATCTCATTGGTCAGCCTCCGGAACCAACTCTATTTGAGTGGTTACTGGACGACTGTGAGAAGGTTGGACGAACTGATTGGGGGGTTGCTAACGCACTTCCCAACCATTCAACCTACTTCCTCGTTGCTGGGCAGGGTGAGTTTTCTTGCTTGGAATACCGAGAGGTATTCCGACGAGAGGCTTCACCCAAGCCTTCATAGCCCTATAGTCAAGGGCTATGTAGTGAAGGCCAAACCCCCGAGAGATAATCTCGACGGGACTGGTGCCCTGCTTAAGTGTTTGCTTAAGCTGGAGCATAAGGGTCATACAAGGGGACAACAAATCCCCTGCCCTTATCCCAGTGTCTCCGTTGACGGCCTTAAAGCCGTCTTGGAGGATCCGTGGTGGGGTAATTCCCCCATGGTTAATGCTGAACACCTAGAGCGTTTTGGTCGCCCCAAGTCGATTAGCATAAAACTTGGGTGGAGATCACCCCTTTAGGGAGTGGTCGGGGCC